CGATTCTTCGCTTCTTCCGTGCAGTCTCTAGACCATCCGGAAGCTCCCTGCTGATGCCAGTCTTACTCGTGGTTATCCATTGACCACATCTCGATGCTCACGGAGCACGAGTAAGTAAGCTCGTCAGCGAGGGTTTCCTTGGTACGGAATCACTGCCCTTGAGACCAAGCGAGCCAGAACAGCCGTTCGGCCGTCCATAGCCCGCTCAGACTCTCGGACGATGCGGAGGCGACTCCTGTCGCCTCCCCCGTTTTGGAAGACAAAGCGAGAAACCCCAAATCCCGACGCCACCGGACGCTTTGAAGCGCCGGGCACGTAGGAAGGCCTGTCAAGACCGACACGTCCGTCCAGGAATCCAGGATCTTACGTAGCGACATTGGATGCAATTTCCGGCTCTTCCGGAACAGAATCTGAACATAGTTCGGACTCGGTTTCAGAGGACCATAAATCGCCTGCGACATCGCTGCAATTCGACCAATCCAGTCTTCATCAAGCTGAGTGACCTCGCTTTCGCGAGCCCACGAGCAATTGAGGAACCAGGAAAAGTCGGAAATAAGATTCCGGACCCCCGGAGAGGTGTTTCGATACAATCGAAGTTGAGGATTCAACCGGAAGAAGGCTGCCATTCTTCTCTGATCAGTGGTCACGCGAACGTCGTCCGGAGCGAACTCCGGCGACACGCCATAACCACCTAGAGAAACGGGCACGAACCAATTCGGTCGCCAACCTGACTTTCCGACCTTACGGTCGAAGCGTCTGAAGGCTGCCGGAATGGATCCAATTGCCTGTTTACAATGACGGCACATCTCACTCAAGTCCTTGCCAATTACATCAGGCGTGGCCTCGCTCTCACCGGTCTTCAAAGAGAAGCCCTTGATGAGTTTGAGGTTCACGTACCCCAGGCGTTTGAACCGCGCGCGATCAGGCGCGTAGTAAAGACGACTGTTGATGACGGCATAGTCCTGAGAGAGATAACTCTTCCCGGGAGAAAGCATCAACCCGACCGATT